GCCTTGACATCTGCCAGCCCTTTGATTTACACTCAGCCAACAAAAAAAGAAAAAAAGAAAAGCGGATACAGCTACCTGTATCCGCTCACTTGGCCTCTCTCCTAGAGTGCCTCTAGTAGTTGCTCTGCTTGCTCCATCGCCAGGGCGGCGCGTAACTCCCACTCTAGAGCAAGGTCGAGCCAGTCGCTCTCATGCGTGCTGTCGTACTCTTGCCTGGCCTGCTGCATCTGTGCGAGGGCGTGATCAGCTTGTCCCTGATACCAGTCAATGAGCAATGCACTGGCGTGTACGTCGGTGTCCTGCATGGCGGGTTGCTTATTCCTCATGGCTCTCTGATCCCTCCTGTGTGCTTTCTGCATGCTCCGGTGCTGTTGCGTGGGTCTGTAGCCACGCGCCACACGTCGAGCGTCGTACTTTCGCGTGGGCAGCGAGTTCGCGAGCAGACACCGGTTTCGTCTCCCCGCTCTGCTGGCGCTCTGCTGTGATCTCAGCATAAGCGCGGGCAAGGCGCTCCTCTACGTCTCCTGCTTCTTCCTCGCCGCTCTGCTCGCGTGCGGCTTTGTTCGGTGTCGGTTCCTGGGTGGCTATAGCAGCTTGCAGCAAAGGAAACAACGCGGCTTCCTCACTTACCTGTACCCGTTGCTGCATGACAGTCACCAGGGCAGCGGCAAGCTGGGTATAATCAATGGGGGCAAGCTGCGGCACTGGTGCCGGGGCTGGCGCTGGCGCTGGCTCCTGGGGTTGATCTTCTTCCTGGGGCTTGCTAAAAGAAACATTTTTGAGCCTGCTAACCAGAAGGAAACCGATCACGGCCAGAGCGCGTAAGCCGGTGAGCATCCAGAGAGGAATAATCCCGGAGATGGCGGGAGAAGTGACCGGTAAGCCGGTAGCATGGGCCAGCGCGTCAAAGTGCGTGAGCAGTCCGGCCACAGTGGCGAGCATCGCCGTAAGCGTAAAGTAAATGGCTGCCTTGATCTTGTCATGTTCGCGAGCCGACTGAAACCCGTTGACAAAGACAATCCCCAGGCTGCTATCAATGGCTAACGCCTGCGCCCACGCCCATGCTACCGACAGCGGCGTCTGATCTTGCATGATCGCGCCGTCTGTCAGGAAGTTGGCCGAGCTAACCACGACCCCAGCGGCAAGTAAAAGCTCGCTGGTCTTGGCGACAAAGTTAAAGATGAATTTAATCGTTTCGTCGTACCAGTGCAAAGAAACAAAGGTCTGCATGGGCTTCTGGTCCTGGGTGCTCATTCGTTGCCTCCTTCTGCTGGGGTCGCGCTGTACTCGGTAGGAAGCAACACATGGCGCATACCTCCATGCTGTATTCTGGCGCTGCCTTCGCTCCATATTTCAGCGTAGGCAATGGTCAGGCCGGGTAACATCTCTGCAAGCTGCGTGACGGCTAAATGTAAGGTGGCTTCGTACAATGCTTGAGGCGCGGTATAATACAGGTCGTCAAGCTCGTGTAACTGGTCGGTGATGGTGGGCTGGTTCTGGTTGTTCATTTGGCGCTCCTGTTAGCTAGCCTATCTGTAAGCATCCTGCGTACAGTAGGGGAGATTGGGGGATAGTTTGTGCAAAGTTATGTCATGGGTACTAAGAAATGCATCTTCTTTTCTAAGCAGATCTCTGTGGAGTATGTTTTGTAAAACCTGAATCATTGGGGAGGGATTAAAAAAGGTGGAAATTTCGCTGTGTCGGCTTGGAGGTGGCTGCCATTGGTCGGAAGTCGCGGTCGAATTTCTCCGGGTCAATATCCTGCGCTTCGTCGATCTCTAACAGCAGGCTGGCGGTGGCTCCGACGACGTTGCTGTCTGGGTCGGCGCTGTAGAAAATGGCCGAGGGGCCGACGTGACGTTTGACCTGGCGCGAGTCTGCCGAGGGGGCAAGCCCGATCTGCGCATAGCTGGTCCAGACGCGTTTTTCACAGTAGCTGTTTTCCAGCATGGCCAGTAAACGCCTGCGGCTGTTGATGATCTGAGGATTAAAAGTTGGCGCGGCTTTGATGATGACTCCTTCTTTGCGCGTGCAGAGTAGAAACGCTTCGATGATGGCGCTGAGCTGGTTTTTCCCGCTCTGCCGCGCCATCATGACGGTGATGAGCCAGCCCAGGTTCTGCTCGACGCTGTGCAGGATGGCGTTGGCTACTTCAGCTTGATACGGGTAGAGCGGCTTGCCTACGATAAACGCCGCGAAGCGTTCGATGGGGGTCATGCGCTGGTAGTCCATTGGTATCCCTCTCTCACCTTATGCTTCTACCAGGACAATATGCACTTCGTAGGATGCGCCGGGGCTGCCACTGGTCGCGAGGGAGATGATCTGGCTGTGCAGGTCTTTGATCTCTTCCTGGTAATCGTCGAAGTGGACGGCGATGCTGCTGCCGCTGAGCGGGTCGGTGAAGTTGATGGTGGTGCCAGTTGAGCCGGTGTAGCTGCTCCGCAGGGCGTCGCGGTACTGCTGACCCGTGAGGCCGGTGGAGGTGCCGTCGTAGGCGTGCAGGTCGTTGAGGCAGAGGATGGTCATACTCCATTGACGACGACCCGGTCCCAGGTCGATGTAGGACTGTCCGCCGTCTGCGCGCACGGTGGCTTTACGAATGCGCGGCTGCTTTAGCACATAGCTGGCAGGTTTGATAAAGTAGCCTGTGCCGTCCAGAATGATTTCCGCGTTCAGGCCAATGGTGAATGACATCTGCTCTGCCGCTCCTTTCTCGCTTACTGCTCCTCGCGGATGCGAGCGCTCTGGCTGGCTCCGTGGTCGCTGATGGTAACGAGGTCGCCGTCGATGCTGATGGCCAGGCCACGCTGTCTGAGGGCCTGTTTGATCAGGCTCATGATCTGCGTGAGGCGCGTATTCTCGCGTTCCAGCGAGTCAACCCGCCGTTGTAACGCTTCCAGTTCGGCCTGTAAGGCTTCGATGACCTGACCCTGAATTTCGCCTGCCTGACGACGCTTGCCGCTGCGCATGGCGAGGTAGCCGCCGATGATGACGCAGATGGTTAACGAGGCGTTTAAAATGCTGGCTGCTGTGTATAGCTGGTTCACAAGGCCCTCCTTTATATATATAGCATGCTACAGACGTTCCCAGCGCGTGGGGATGTCGCCCCACCTGATGCGGGCGGAACTGGCGAAGTCGCGCTGATTTTTGATTTCTAGCAGACGATTTTCAAACTGCGTCATTTTACTGGTTGCTGCCTGCAACCAGGCTTTGGGAATAGGCGTGTCGTCGATCTGGTCGCGCAACGCGCCATCCTGGAAGTGAAAGTTGTCGTTGGTGGGCACTTCATAAGCTTCCATGGCGTAGGCGCTGGCTCCCAGGACGATGATGTCGCGGTGAATTTCGGGGATGGTGCTGCCGCTGGCGTCGAGCTGGTGTTTGGTTGCGTAGAAGACGCGCATGACCAGTGTGCTGTCCTGGGGCAGTTCGGCGCTGCTGAGTTTCAAGGTAAAGGCTTGCTGGACCGCGCCGATGGGCGAGGGCGTGGAGCCGACGTTGCCCTGCGTGCCCATGTTGCCTCCGGCTGCCAGGGCGTAGCTGCTATCCCAGAGGTTGGAGTATTCGGCGAAGTCGCGTTCAAAGGGTGGCCAGTACATTACGCCGCTGGTATTAACAGTGGGGGGCGCGGGATTGTTCGCGATGCTGGTATCGCTAGCGGCGTCGAGGTAGCCAGTTGTGACGTTGTCGGGGATGGTGGCGAGCAGGGTCAGGCTGTTGCCGCCGACCTGTGAGCGATAGAGGTTGCGCCCGATGGTCACGTTCTGGGCGATGGCGGGTATCTGCGCGACCACGGGACCGAGCGGGACCGCAAGTTCGATCTGTTGCTGCCCGCTGGTCGTGGTGATGGTCGAGATGGGCGAGGGTGTGGATTCGCCGCCCTGGCTTAACCAGCTTACGGCGTAATGATACTGACCCACGCCTGGACCTGTGCCGCTTTGCAGGGTCAGGCCGGGACCGCTATTTGGAGGGGTGAAGAAGCTGCCGTAGACCTGGAGCGGGGAGATGATTCGCTCGATCCAGAGCACTGGATAGGCCGGGTTGGCCGGGACAGGATAGGGGTAGGTGCGCTGAAACGGCTGCGCGGGCATGTCTGCGAAGTTAATGTTTGGGTAATACTGGGTGTATCTGTCCACGGCTTTGTCGATGGCGCGGTCAAGGTCGTTTTGCGCCCAGCGCTCGTTTGACCCGGCGGGGTCGAACAGGTCCAGGCGCAGCGCGTTCTCTATGTCTGTCAGGGTGAAGGTCAAGCTGTATCCTGCCTTTCTTGTTTTTGTTTACGCTTCGTTCAACAGAGTCCAGAACTCGCGCCCGACGCTGGCGCGGTAGACGCCGCGTGTCGTGGTCTGGCAGAGTTCGGAATACATCGTCACCAGGCGCGAGCCGCTCTGGTCGCTGCCGGGTTGCTGGTAGCCGAGTTCGACGGGATTGGCGCTCTGCGCTGGTCCCAGAGGTATATCAATGCCGTCCCAGGGATGGGCGAGGATATATTGTCGAAAAGCGCCAGTCACGGTCTGACCATTGGGCGCGGTCAGGGTCGTGCCGTCGTCGGTCCAGTTTGCGGGAATGTTCAAGTTGCTGCCTCCTGGGGGTGGATTACTGGTGGCCGGTCGAGGTCGCCAGGGTGGTACGGCTACGGTTGCGCTGATGATTTGCAGGAACGATGAATTGTAGACACGCGGACCAGGGCGCAGGCTAGTGGGATCGGAGAGGCTGGTGCAGTTGGCGCTATCGCGTACCAGGAAATTGCCATTGTTGTCTAAGCCGGTCACGATGATAATATGGTTGCCATTGGGCGTCCAGGGATACGGGCAGACATTGCCAAGGGCCAGATCTCTGACCGAGGCTTCGACCAGTGCCACAATGACCGGGTAGCCAACTGCGATCCAGCGTGCTATGGTGGCGCTATCGGGACTGGTGGCCTGGTAGTGCAGGCCGACCTGTCCCAGCAGTTCATAAAGCTGCTCGTCGCTCATGCCGTCTTCATTGCCGGGATCGTCCGAGCCATTGTACTGTGTGTACCATTGCTCGGCATCGGCGATGATCTGCGCGACCGTAAGAGTCGGTGACTGGCCCGGTTGCGCCATGCTGCGCGCCATGGCGACCCCGAAGAAGCCGCACATAAACTGACTTTTCGCTGGCTGAAACTGGTCAGCCTGGCCCAGGCTGATGATTTCGCCTGTGGAGGTAAGTGGAATGCTGATGGCGGGAGGTCCTTTCTATAGGGATTGCTCAACGTCCTTCAAGCGAAAAATGGCTTGCGTATTCCGCCTGCTGGGGATCGTAGCTGGCGGTGTGGCCGCTGATGCGGCAGATGTAGCTCTGCCCGGAGCCGATGGGTGAGCCGCTATCGGTGACGGTTATCACGTCGAGGAGCTGGAGGGCTGGATTGAGGGGAACAACGATAGTGTGCGCGACCTGGCCGCGCTGCTGAGCATAGAGGATGAGATTGGCCGCGCTACTGGTCTGTACGGTGGTGGTGAGCTTCTGATCGACGTGGTGTAACATGCGCTCAATACGCGTGACCTGATTGTGGGTATCGTCATAAGCCTCGCTGGTGGTGAGATTGTACCCGCCTCCTCCGGGTGGTTTGCCGCTGACGATAATATGGTTGGCTCGCTGAAAGGCCGCGCTAAAGCTGAGCGTTTCAATCTCCGGTTGATAGGTCCAGACGCTACTATCGCTGCTCTGGAGTTCGCGTACCTGGAGCGTCTCGGTCTGATCGAGAAAGTAGGCCAGCCCGTAGGTATTACACAGACTGTTCAGGGCCTGGCGATACTTCTGATCGGCCTGGATGACAAAGGTTGGCACTACCTGCGTGAGCTGGCTGCCCCCGCTGAGCGCGACATTGAACAGCCCGGCGCGGGCGCAGACCTCCAGCACCAGCCACGCGATCGTTTGATTGCTGAACGTATTCTGCCAGCGCGTCACGCGGTCCAGTCGGGACGAGAGGTCGAGTCCTACGAGCCGCAACTGGTTCTGATTGGGAGCACGCTCAATCCTGATGCCGGTCAGGCGGTACACTCCCGTAGCCACCACATCGCTGCTCGTGGGAGGCGAGCCGGTTTTATAACCCTCGCTGAGCTTCAGACAGGCTTCCGGCGTAATCGGTAGCGCGACATCGCCGCCCGCCAGGTTCAGCAGACCATTGTACTGGCCGTTGCGGTTATCTACCAGCGCCACCAGCTCGGCAGGTTTATTGACCTGCTCAACGCGTTGATAGCTGAGGATTGAGGCGGACAGGTCGAGGGACTGGGCGGGATTGGCGCTATTGAAGGCGCTGGTAGAAAGCACGGTCGAGGCGCAACTGAAGTAGTAGCGTGCCCCGCTGCTCCCGCTCTGTGGCGCGGGCAGGTAGAAGACATTGCCGCCGTAGATGCTGCCCACATCGTGCAAGATCCAGCCATCGGACCAGTGGATAAAATCAGCGGACTCGCGCACACGGCAGTAGCTATAGACCGAGCCGGTCATTGTGCCGATGTCGTACTCGTTTACGCAGAGATGGTAGAGATTATCGTAGAAACTGAGGCGCGGACTGACCCGTCCGACCGCGTTACTGGTTGTCGGGGCGATTACGGGGTTCTGGGTCCAGACGCCGCTTCTATAGGTTGCGGAATAGAGCGTATAGGCATCGCTATAGCAGAGATTGTACTGACTGCCCGTCCAGTAAACCGCCAGGCCAGCGCCCGCGCCAGGATTGGGCAGGGTCCAGATAGTAATGCCGGACCAGCCAGAGCTATAGGTGCAGACGCCCATGGTCTCACCGCCGTAGACATCGTACAGGACAAAAAGATCGTTATTGCCCGCGCTGCCCAGTCCTTTGCTTAGAGCCGAGGCAGGCGGACTGACCACGCTCACCGGGCCGGTCCAGCTTGCGCCATTAGTCGTCGAGGTCCAGCAATAGATCGCATTGCCGCCGGTGCCCTGCTGAGCAAAGGCCCGCAGCGTGCCGCCATTATTCGAGACACAGCACCCGCCATCCTGAAACATATTCCCGCCGCCACCGGCGAAGGTTGTCACACCCGACCACTGAGCGGCCTGCGACGGATCAGTTACCCGTACATACTGAAAATTCGAGGTAAAGCCAAAGCTGCCCCGCGTTAGATTCACGCGAATAATGCTACCGTCGCTGGCCAGACACACATCGGACCACTGGTCAGCCAGGCCGGGACTCTGGTAAGGGAACAGATGATTGGTATGGTCCTCGATCAGCAGGGTCGAGACTGGCAGCCGGGTAGAGGCTGCCAGCCCGCCCTGCATGTTCGCGTCGATGCTGCGCAAATGTCCACGCTGCTTCCCGTTATTGCGCTCGCTTCCTGAGCAACTCAATCAGCGGGCTGGTTTCTTTGTAGAGAATGGGGATATCCAGGAGGTATTGACTGAGGAGACGGCGTTCGGTCGCGCTGCCGCCGTTCATGACCAGAAAGGCCAGTTCGTGAGCGTCTACAAACTGCCTGAGTTGCCAGATCAACTCGACCCCGCAAAGGCCATCACCCAGATCGAGATCAACCAGCAGAGCATCGTGAGGAAGGGCCAGGCCGGAGAACCTGGCCCGCAGGATCGCGCCGACGCACTCGCGCGCGTTGTGGTAGATGGTCGTCTCGAAGCCGCTACCGCTCAGCCCCCGTTGCAGGAGCTGCGCGTCTGCGAAGTCTTTTTCTACTATGCCAATGTTCATTCATACATCCTTCGTATATAGTATCCATTGACTTTCTTTTAGCATAATAGGGACATACAAATGATATGTATCGATATAGTAAGGGGTATGGAAGAAGCTGTTTACTCAGTCCGAGCAAACAGCCTCCTCCACATCTTACAACTCAGAGCACCACTTCAGCGTTTGCCTCCGCCAGGAGACGTTCAATGCTCTGTTGAAGACGCGCCGGATGGGGTCCGACCACGCGCCCGACCGCTTTGCCGTTTGCGAAGAGGACCAGCGTGGGCGTGGCCTGGATGCCAAAGCTGGCCGTGATCTGGTAATTTTCTCCGGCGTCCATTTTTGCAAAGCGCAGTTTCCCCTCGTAGGAGGCGCTAAGCTTTGCGAAAAGCGGGGCCAGTACGCGGCAGGGCGGGCAATCATCGGCGGTAAAGTCAACGATTACCAGGAGTCGAGACTGAAGGACGCGCTGCTCAAAGTCCTGGTCGTCGACCAGGAACAGGTTGGCATACGTTTCTTCCATGGGTTTGTATCCTTTCTTTGCTTATAGTCAACTTTTGCGAGATGCGAAACGGTGTGGCCAGTGAGGGGCCATGAGATGAGTATAAAAGTTCAAGTTGACTTGAAGTCAAGGGGATAAAAAAAGAGAAGAGCGAGCACATCCTTGACAGCACTACCTTGCGAGCGTACCATTGAGCCATGGAACATATCACGGAGGCTTTAATCAAGCGGGCAGCGGCTGTTGTCAATCCCCGGCAGATAGGAGATCGGCTGGTCGGAGATGTAGGATGTGCCCTGGTGACGGACCAGGGGAATATATATGTGGGGGTGTGCCTGGATACCGCGTCTGGAACCGGGTTCTGCGCCGAGGCCAGTGCTATCGCAGCGATGGTCACTGCTGGGGAGTTCAGGATCAGCCAGATCGTCGCTGTCTGGAAAGACAAGCAAGGGAGGGCTTTTGTGCTGTCTCCCTGTGGGCGATGCCGCGAGTTTATCAATCAGATCCACGAGGAGAATAGAGAGGCAAACGTCGTTCTTGGAAGAGACCGCGTGGTCAAGCTGCACGAACTGCTCCCCCTGTCTTCTCAGTTCACTCTGGTTGAACCAGAGCAGGCGTAACAAGTGCTGATGGCACGTTTTCACAAAGTTGGCGAATGTCGGGTAGGAGAAGCTCAACTTCTCCTACCCGACATCCCTCTTCTGCTTGCCGGGTAGGCTCATCGAAGAACATCTTCGACGGTCTTAGACAGTTATTGCCCTCCTCCAAGTTTATAGAGCAAGAGAGCCTCTGTGATAGCCATACTTGCCAGTTCTTCAGAAGAAACACTCTCATTGGGTCCATGAATTGCAGCAGCCGAATCCTGTGCTCCCCAGAGGAGTTGTTTGGCCTCTTTATGTGAAACGGCAAACGCGTTGACCAGTGGAATAGAGCCTCCCGATCCGATCAAAGCGGTTGCTTTACCATACGCTTTTTTGAAGGCATATATCGCATCCTGATATGCTTCAGGTTCCGTGTTTCCTGCATAGCCTTCATATTTCGCTTCATCGTAGAAGTCAATCTTTGCCTGCCAGGGCACATGTTTCCTCAGATGTTCTTTTAGCTTTTCTAATACGTCTGTAGGATCTTCTGCTGGTGGAATACGTAGACTGATGCGGGCACTGGCAGAAGCTATCAGTGCATTTTTTGCTTCTTTAATTGCCGGTGCATCTACCCCGATAACATTGACTGCGTAACCAGCCCAGAGTCGATCTGCAATGGTTCCTGTGCCCGTCAGGTGAACGTCTGGTAAAACCCCGGCCCTTGCCCGAAACTCTTTTTCAGTCAGAGGGTCGCTTCCCTTCCAGGAATCTGAACTCAGACCATCAATCGTGACGCTTCCTGATTGTTTATCTACCAGCGTAGCCAGGGTCTGAATCAACGCCATAAGTGCATCTGGGGCCGGGCCTCCAAAGAGGCCACTATGCACACTATTCTGCAATGTTTGTAACGTGACGGTCAGAGCGACCACTCCACGTAACGCAACCGTAAGCGTTGGTTCTCCGAGAAGCCAGTTGCCAGAATCTGCGATGACAAAGGTATCTGCCTGAAATATATCTGGATGGTTCTTCACATATGTCTCAAGGCTTCCATCACCGACCTCTTCTGATCCTTCAATAAGAACTTTAACACCAACGCCAAGATGACCCTTTAAAACGCGCAGTGCGGCCAG